GAAGTTACCAAAGCGGCTTTGATATTAGCAGCTGCCGGTAAAATGGATGTAAAGGAAGCGTTTGAGGCGGTTACAGCTTCCATGAATCAATTTAACCTGGGAGCGGATCAATCAAATAGAATCATAAACGTACTGGGTGCCGGGGCTCTCGAGGGCAGTGCTGAAATAAATGATCTTTCCGGATCAATGAAAAATGTTGGTACGGTTGCCGCTAATTCCAATATGACGCTTGAGCAAACGATTGCCGCCTTAGAGGTTTTGGCAAGCAAACAGTTGCTTGGTGAAGAAGCCGGGACAAAACTCCGTGGTGCATTGCTAAAAATGAAAGAAGCCGGTGTTGGTTACGTCAGCGGTGCATTCGTAATGCGTGATGCCATTGTCGAAATTAATTCTAAACTGAAAAATAAAACCGGTGCCCTGGAACGGGATGCCTACATGCAGAAAGTTTTCGGTATTGAAAATATTACTGCCGGCATGATCTTACTTGATAATGTTGATTCGTATGATAAACTTACCAAGGCCATAACTAACACTACAGTTGCCGAAAAACAGGCAGCTATAAATACTGCTACCACATCGGCCAAATTAGCCCAGGCAAAGAATAATTATAATGAAGCCGGGATGGCTTTGGTCAAGAACCTGGAACCAGCCATGCTTGCCATCACCAACGCGGGTGTTGCTATGATCAGAATCTTTGTCAAATATCCTGCATTGGCAATTGGTCTTGTATCTGCTATTGGATTGCTTACCGTTGCGTATGTTGCCAACACCGTGGCAATGATGGCAAATGTGCTTTGGACAAAGTTAGTGGCCGAAGCTACAACCATTGCCAATAGCAAAACAGTTGCATTTTTCAAGACTATAATAACAAATCCTTATGTAGCCATGGGGGTTGCCATTGCCGCTGTTACAGTTTTCTTTTATAAAATGGCGACTGCTCAAACGGATGCTGAAAAAGCGCATAAAAAATTAAATGAAAGTTTTCGTACTGCCGAAGATTCCATTGCTTCTGAACGGGTTCAAATTGATATTCTATTTAATCGACTTAAAATTGCAAAAAAAGGTACTGAAGAATATCAGACTACCAAGGATGCAATTATAACAAAGTACGGACAATATTTAAAAGGACTGGGTGATGAAAAAACGGCTCTGGATAATGTTGCCCTGGCCTATAAGACCATCACGGATGAGGCTGTAAAATCGGCGAAAGCCCGTGCGCTGGCCGACGCTACAAAAGTGGCATCCGATGACCTGGCAAAGACTCAGGGAGAATTGAAAGAAAAAACAAAAAAACTCCTTGATGATAAATACGGAAAGGACAGTTACAATTCAATGAGAATCTATGCCCAAATAGAACCGGTGATTGACAAGGGAATGGGATCGGAGAAATTGAATAAAGAATATGCCAAACTTTTTAATAAATCGAATACGCTATATAATGGACCCGGGAGTGTAATGACAACCTATGTCACTAATGAGTTAGAAACATTATTAAATTTAGGGAAAAGGGCAAAGAATATATTTGACGATGTAAATAAGTCAGCAGAATTAAAATTCGGTGCAAAGCAAAAAGTAGGTGCAGTCAAACCAACTGGCAATGGTGATAATGTCAATGTTCCTCCGGTTGCACCGTCAGATAATTCGGATCATAAGGTTGAATTAGCTGAAGTGGATAAATGGATAGCTGAAGAACAAATAAAATTCAAAAAAAGGCATTTAAATAATTTGGATAGCGAAGAAATATATCAAAAGAACCTGGTAAATATCACCAAAGAAGCTTTAGAATGGAAGATGTCTATTTATAAAAAAGGGAGTAAAGAATACCTGGACTATAAGGATCAAGTTCTTTCTGTTGACTTAAAACTTCAGGATGATGCCGAAAAAACAAGTATCAAAGCAATGAAAGAGCTGCAGGATGAAAGGTTGAATGCAATGGTGCTGTATGACAATCAGGAAAGGGAATTATTAAATCAGGATTTGGAAGATGGATTGATTTCACAAAAAGAGTATGAAAATAAAATTCTGGCACATGATAAAGTGATGGGCGATTTGCGCGTAGATACTGCCAAAGAAAATGCCAGGGAAATAAAAAACTTCAAATACAAATCGGATGAAGAAAAACTGGCGGCGACCCTTGCAGCTAACAAAGCCATTGAGGAAGCCGAAAAAGGATTAACAGATGCACAAAAGAAAATTTATCGTCAAAGTTTAGCGGACAAAAAAGAGATTGCAAAGGAAATTGAGGAAATTGAAAAGAAATACGGTATTGGTACATACAAAGATAAAAGGAAAGAATTCAATGATGATCTGAAACGATTAAAGGAACTTCATGATATTGAAATGGCCGATATAAAAAAAACAAATGCAGAAAAATTAAAAACCGAAAAAGATTATCAGGCCGCTGTTTCCAAAATAAAACTGGCAAAAGCGGAACAACTCGCTCAGGATATATCCGATGTAATGAATGCAGCTGCTAATTTATCAGCGTCCCTTCAGGAAGCCGAAACAATGGCAGTGGATAACAAATATGCAAAGCAACTGGATGCTGCTAAAAAAGCCGGACAGGACACCACTGCCCTGGAAGCGCAAATTGAGGAAGAAAAAAAGGCAATTAAAAAGAAATATGCCGATCTGGACTTTGCGATCACTGCCGGTAAGATAATTGCCGAAACTGCCTTACAAATCATTAAAGCCGGTGCTAATATTCCACTGGCGATACTTATGGGTTTGCTTGGTGCTTCGCAATTGGCCGTAGCAGTTCAGCAACGCTCGGCAACTCAAAATCTTTGGACAGGTGGTTTCACTGAACCTGGTGATAAATATAAGCCGGCAGGTATTGTTCATGCCGGTGAATTTGTGGGTAATCAGGACGCTGTACGAAGTACTCCTATGCGAAAAGTATTTAACCTGATTGATTATGCCCAGCGTACAAATACAGTAGCCCGGATTACGAATGAAGATATCGCCCGGGTGGTAGGAATAAGGCAAGGATTTTCAGGAAGTGGATCCACTCCGGGAACTTCAATACCAGGTGCAAATTCTGAAAGTGTGATTTCGAAACAGGACCTGGCAGTTATGTACAATGTCATTGCCCGTAATAGTGTCATCATTGAATCGCTGAATAATCAACTAAAAGATGGCATTCAGGCAAATGTATCTGTATCCGGAGACAAGGGGATAGCAAAAAAAACAGATGATTACAATAAACTCATTAATAACGCTAAACGATGATCGAACTGTTTATTAATAACCAAGAAGTATTGATTCCTGAAGATATTTCATTTACTCTGATAGAAGAGAATCCGGAGATAACAAATAACGGTGAATTCACACTCGATATTACTCTTTCATTACTCGAGACAAAGAATGCCATCGCCTTCGGGTTCCTAAACCGGTTAAATAATTTGACCATCACTAAAAATGCCGATGCCCGGATGATTATTGATGGATCAGTGAGGAATGGGCATGTTATCATTACATCCAATACTGATATCGATGTTACGTTTCAATTTGTAGCTGGTAATTCAGAATTAAATTACATTGCAAAAAACGAAAAGAAAATTTGGTCGTTGGATTGGGGTACTGAAGATACAATTGATTTTACAAAAGCATATCAATCTATAAATTATGTAGGTTATGGGTCACATCATATTTCATTTGGGTATGATATTCAGATTAATTATGTATGTGCACCGGTTAAGATTAGCGGAACCATTTATAATGATTTTAAGTTGACTAATCAGTTTATGTCCCCTCAAGTTCCAATGACAGAGGTTGACCGAATTATAATGCAACCTTACTTATTATATTACATAAATATGTTGCCTACATTGTTGGGATATTCACTAAAACACAATGTCTTAAATAATGATAGCAGAGCAAGTATAATGTATATTTTGAATTCAGTAAATACATTGAATTATGCAGATGCACTACCTGACATAACAGTTTCGGAATTTATTGAAGCGGTTGAAGGATTTTTTAATGTAGAATTTCTTGTTAATAAATCGGATAAATCAATATCAATTGAAAATATTGAATCCAATCTTTTGAATAAAAAAACGGTTATGGTAGATCAGGTTTTAGATGCTTATATTCGTGATTTATCTCAAGATACAAAATCAATCCGTTTTGACTTTACTAAAATTAAATATGATTTACCTTCATCTTCTACTTATTTTAAATATCAGCAATTAAGTGATGACATGCTCGCTAAATGTAAAATATGTGAATTCGACAATTTTGCAGCATTGAAAAATTTTATTGTAGTGAGTGGCGAATTTATAAATCAACTGTATATTTACCGGGATAAAGAAACTCAAAATGATTATTTCTATGGGGTACCCAGCATTAACCTGTATTCTTTAAAAATGACTACAGATTTAACAAAATACTTAAACTTAATAAATAAATTTTCTACAGTTGGTAATTCGGATGATCGGATACTTGAATTAAAAATTACTCCGGCAGAGATAACAATTAATAAAAAATTAGTATCGTTGACAATAAATGAAGCATTGATTAACTCAGATGTAGCTTATCAATTACCGGTTTGCTCAAGTTCGTATTTTATAGCAGTGGAACAGGGTTTTGTTGATTCGGTTGAATCGGGAACTAAAACGATAACTCGATCGAATAGCATTGAAGTGGCATTATTCACAGGGATGCTCCATACGTTTAATGTGAACTGGGAGTTCAAAGGGGGGTATGTCAATCCTGCTTATCCATTTTCGCACACCGATAATTATCCGGATGTTGGTCAATATGGAACCAGCACTTTAAGATTTGATGATTTCGAAGTTTGGAAAAATACTTATTTTATGCCTTATGCTACAAAAAATATGCGTATTAAAGGCGTTGATGGGATATTGGCAAATTATCACCAGGAATCGATACTTGATACAACAAAAGAATACACCTTTACCCTGATCGATGGCCCGGATGTAAATGCAAATAATATTTTTGTAATTAACAACTTAAAATATATGCCCATATCCTTTGAACGTGAAAAATCGTATAAACAAAAAACGGTAAAAGGTACATTTTATCGAATGCTGGTTTAAATTTCAGAACTAAAGCGGGTAATTTTGCTGTCTACATTACCCGCTCTTTTTTTGAGATACACTTCAGTGGTAGTAAAACTTTTGTGACGTAAATGGTTCTGCAGATCATACGGTTTTGCACCATTATCCAACAGTTGGATAGCACCGGTATGTTTCCAGGAATAAAACTTATGGTCCTTTGAAATTTCCAATTCATCCCGGTACCGGTTAAATCTATTTCGGAGCGTATTCTTTCCAACAGCTTCAGAATTTGGCCGCTGAAATTTACCAAACAAATATAAATCCCGATCGTACTTCTTAAACTCTTCTATTTTTTCAAATAAAAAGTCCGGGATATCGACAATATCCAACCGGTTACTTTTTGATTCAATCACGGGGATCCTGAATTTCTTACGATCAAAATCAATCCAGCCTATTTTCATCAATCTAAGTTCTGTTCCTGGCCTTATCGCACAATAATACTGAATTTCGCACGCAATCCAAAGTTGAGGATCTTTCTTTTCAATGGCCTCTTTTAGCCTGGCACGTTCGTCGAGTTGAAATGGTACCGCAGAGTAGTCTACGATAGCTCCCATGGTTGGGATCCTGTCAACCGGATTGTAGTCAATATTTCGCCGATCGAGTTCGAAATTGAAAAATGAATGAACGATCTGAATATACTTTTTAATCGTTAGCCGGCTTAATTTTTGGTTGGACGACAAATAGACTCCAAAGTCAATTATATTCTGACGTGTAAGATTTTTGATGTTCAATTCGTCTAACTTTTTTGATTTTAGCCAGGCATTAAATATCCGGAGTTTCGATACATAGTTTTCGTAACTCTTTGCATTAATTTTCTCTTTCATTTCAACCAGGAACTCACTCAGGTTTGTTCTGGTAGTTACCACATGTTCCTGAGCTTCTCCGTATAATTTGGCTTCATTCCGATAAAGTAATTCATCTGCATAGACCTTCTTGACATTTCCCTGCAGGTGGGCACCGGATTTCATCCATTCTGTTTTCTCCCGGATAATCAGTGCAGCTGCTTTCCTCCGTTCTTTCTCCGTTCCGGAGTAAACGCCCTTGTAAATTCGCTCTTTCCTGGGCTTTTCTTCCCCGGGAATACGCCACGGTATTCAACATACCATTTTTGTGACAGATCGCCACCGCAATCGTTCAAGTGAGGGAAAATAATGATTGCCTGTTTTTTTGACATAAGCGTCTATTTATTGTGTTGTAATGTACTGACATTTAAAATGTTGCAAAAAATAGACTTTTATAGACGTTTATTTAAATGAATAAACGTCCGATAATCTTGCGATTATCAGACGTTTACGTTTGTTTTGTGGAGCTGGAGGGAAACTCAGGCCATAAACGTAAACGGTACTGGTATTTATTATGCAATTCGTCTATTTCGTCTATAAGCGTCTATTCGTCTATAAACGTCTATTATTTCTTCAATTTAGTCGATGGTTCAGCTGCCACATTATATCTATTGCCCAACTTGACTTCATTTTTTAATTCTTCAATTTGCTTCTTCAAATCTCGATTCTCTTTTTCTAAAGTATTATATAGTATTTCTTGTTTTTGTATCAAGTCTTCTTGA